GTTTCAGAAGTTCCCGGCTATCAGGTGCTCGCGGCCGTGCTGGGCTTACTGGCGATCATCAACAGTTTCCTCGGCACCATCATTGCGCTCATCGCGATAGGGGCCACCTTGATCGCCGAACAAATCCAACACTATGTTGGCACGTATTGAGGGACGTGGAATACAACGGTTCGACCTAAAAGGACGGGCTAGGGCCCCCAACCACGACAGCTGCACGCGCTGGGGCCTGCTATCACCAAGTCGTAACACTCTTTAACAACTGGGCGAACACACACGCACACCTTTGCCATGTCACAACGCTGTAGGGCCCGCAGCTTAAAAGTAACGGGTCAAAACTATCGGAGAAGTACCAGGTCAACCGGGGGTCCAACCCGGGGTATGCAACTGAGAGCCTCGTGGCAAGGGATACCCCTTTGGGGAAGATCGGCCTGAGGACAGTGTGCAGCTAACGTAGTCAGGGGTAACCCTGTCGAGCGTGCCCTCTTATGGGGGTGTACAGACTGAAGCCTGGGAATCGCATTCCTCGTGCCTCTCTCCAAACAGTCGGACGGGCAGCCTTCCCCGAGGTCCCCGTTGTGGTTCCCCAGGGGATCATTCGCGCCAGGCAACTCCATTGGGATAGCCATTGTTTCATAAGGCGGCCTTAACTGATCGTTCTTGTTGGGAGCCACCAGACGGAGGAACCCCTTGGAGTAGATCCTGTCTGTAAAGGGCAGGTGAGAACTTGGGGGCAAAGCCTTGTTTGGCCCGTTCAAGGACCAGGAAAGAACCTTGCCCGGTACCCGGCCGAAAGCTACGGGCAAACCATACGACTCAGTCTCACAGACCCGATCAGCGCAACACAACTTCCACCACCCTAAACGACAAAGGTTCAGCTTGAGCCATAGCTCGCTGCCTTCATGGATTACTACGTCCCGCCCGATTACAGAGGCGGTCCACTTCACTTTGAGGAGCCACACCGAAATGTGGAAACCATAGCTGCTGATGAGAGAGGTCCCGGTGTGCCTATTGACGAGTGGGTGACCGCCATCATGAGCGGCACACCACAAAACCATGCAGTCGTCATATGTCGACAACATCGTAACTTATGCGTGGTGCCGGATTTCCGGCAACTCAAACACACGCTACCGCGTTCAGCAATGACGTGCGGGTGCAGTTTACGCGCCTATGGCGATCGTTGGGCCCAGGATGTGATGGTCCTGCGCCCCAATGACCACAGTCCAAGCGGTATTGCACACACTGTCATGCCAAATGTTGACTGCGGGGGTGACGCACTTTTGCAACGTTTGGCGGAAATGTACGCAGCGGCTGTCATTGAAGGCGCCCCAGTGGTAACAACGACCGCGGCTATCGCCGACACATTGGCTGAGATCGAGGCCGATACCACCATCAGTCGACTCCGCCTCATTGAGGACAGATGGTTCGCGCGAGGGGATGCGGCGCCAAAAGGGCTGAAGTCATTCAGCGCATTGGTCAACAAAGCAAGGTCGGTGCTCACAACCGACCAAGGAAACCGCTTGGTTGAGCTGTCAGCTTACGTCACAAGTCAAACGGTTTCCGAGTTGTCAACATCCGGTGCAATCATCCTCGTGGCGATTGCATCGGCATTCGATACAGTGCGCGACCACACCCCACTGCTAAACGAATTGGTTGACATTTTGCTAGACACAATCACACGCCTAGCACCATCTCTGTTCCGGAAACCCAAAGCGGCTTGGGCGCCGCTATTCGAAACAACCCGGACACATTACCCTGAAGCCATCCGGTTGGCATTGTACATGCCCATGTTCACCAACACTGCTGTCGACATTGACACAGTGGTGGCACGTCGACGAGCGATGCTCAATGAGAAGGCGGCCGAGCTCGGGGTGCAACAGATCCCGGAACTCACGCAAATCCGCCTGCCACATTTGCCCAAAAGGCCAGTGGTGACAACCCAC